GTTAGCGCAGCCAGAACATTGTCGTGGCTGCTAGCGGCGATTGTATAGACATTTCCAGGGATATACTTTGGAATATGCGAAGAGATGTCTGGGGCAGTCAACTGCTCGCTGTCCGAGGTATTGACAACCATCTGTCGGAATCCCGAGTAATTGCCACGGTCAAAGGCAAAGAAAATCCCATCGTTAACTGGGACTGGGCGGCAGTTCTTCAGAACATCATAATTAGCAACTGGAGTTAGAGTTACGCTAGCGCTGCTAAGAATGCTCTGGCGGGTTGACAGCACAAACTGCACCTTGTCAGAAAACAGAACAAGTCGATCGGCAAATGGAATAGCGTGCCTAAAGATAGTTACAGCGGGATAACTGGAAGAGACATCAATTGGGTCACTGTCCAGCACTTGAGTAACAGTTGTCTTCCAAAAGTTAAAGAATTCACCAGACTCAGTAAGTACCACTGATTCTCCGCTAAGGAATCCAAGCCTACCACGGAATAGAAAGATATCAGTGATCTTTGATCCAACAAAACTGGGAGTTACATTTGTATTCTCATCTCCGCAAACCCGACCAGTCCATTTTGCATTGCTGTAATCAGCACCCGCTGGAAGACTTCCGGCTGGGCTCAGCGATGGTGGATTGATCCCATCCGCAAGTTTTGCCAAGAATGTTCCATTTGACTGTCGGATTAGGACAATGGGCATCGTGGAATAATCAAAGTCATTCTTGATGTTTGGTCCAGCAGTCTCTTGCCAAATACCCTCTCCAACACCAGAACCAGTATTAGCAATAAACTTTACCCAATAATCATCCACAGTACTGGATGGAAGACCAGCAATCTTAATTAGCATTCCATGCTTTGCAACAGTGGGGAGATCTGAAAATGACTGCACACTATCCTTAACAAGACCAAGACCACTTCCAGCAATACCATCGCTAACATCCAAGGTAAATGCGGATGTATTGGAAATGTGGATTACATATCCCTTTCTAGTTCGGGTATATCCAGAAGTAGTCCCAAAGTTCGCATTAAGATTTGCAGCAATGAAAGTTGCATCTCCGGGGTTGATGTTAGTGAAAGACTCACCATCAATTGTTGCAGTTTGAGTAGAATTCAAACTAGTATATGAAGAATTAATAGTACCAGTAATGTTATACTTAATTTGATTTCCACCCTGCTTAACCCAGATCAATGCCTCATTAGCCTGAGAAGAGGATAGAGTTGTGGACATAGCCACAGTCTTATTGATATTGACAATGAAGGTATAGTCACCAATAGAGACACACCTTAGATCAATATTTGGATTTCCACCAGAACAGTTAATATAAGACTGAGCAGCAGCCCGTCGAGTGGCATCACCGTCCCAATAGACTGTCTGAGGAACGCCATAAATGTCGTATACAGACAGTCCACCAGATGATCCACTGAGGATAACAACATATCGCTCTGTATTATCCCCACGGTCAATGCCGTGAATCTTCTTATTTGATACAGCCTGATCGGTCTCAATTCGGCTCAGGTGTTCAGTTGGAGGACGCTTTCCCATGCCCTCAACAATCGAACTATAGGCATTCTCCTGAATCTCACACTGGGTGGGGAAGCGAAGATTCGCGGGCTGCTGAGACACACCGTTCAGCAGGTTCGGAATCGGGATATTCAGGAGACTCATGTATTGCCTCAGTACAGGTATGGATACTGGCGATCAATAACACGGAACACATCGTAGTTATCGAAGATCGTATGGTCTGCGGTCTCTCCCTCGTATCGCTTAAGTTGCGCAAGCGCTGTGAGTTCATCTCGGAGGGTGAAGGTATGGTGCTTCTCAGATCCGATGGCACGGTCTTGGAAAATACGGGAAGCACGAATCATGGTATAGAACCTAGCCGACTGGGGGAGTTCGTCCCACTCAAGAGCATAAACCATCTTGGCTTTCAGTTCCTTTTCGAACTGAAAGGTCTTGTTAAGACGGTCATAAAGCCGCTGCCCGCGGACTACAACATCAACACTGGTGTTGTTTGGATATTCAACATCACACAGGATCGTGTTTGATGGGAGTGTAATTTCCTTGGTAACAGAATCTGGCGTAAGAGTGGTATCCTCATCCGTGTTAAAGTGCCACCCCTTGGCCTGAACCGACAGACTTACCTCATCAAGAGTCTGAACAGCCATGGCGACATCTGCTGAGTTGGTTCCAGTGAGGCTATTGATCGGAGCAGATCCAATCGTGGCCAGCATAGTGTTTACGGCCTGAAGTTTGGTTGTGGTTGTAATAGCCATGATTAGGTTGCCACCAGTTGGCTAAATGCAATATCAGCGCAAAGCTCATAACCAGCAGGAAGAAGATGGGCCGTACCACCGGAATCATACCGACCAGTGAGACCGCTATAGTCAAGACCAATCTCATTAAAGTAAAGAGTAGTAACATTATCATAAGCAATGGATGCAGTTACAGTCTTAGAAGCAACCCGTGCACTAAGCATACCATCCGGCTCAGCATTAGGATGGCTGACCATGGCCACAAAACACAGATCTGACTGTGGGAAGTTAAGTTGGGCCCACTTATTCTGGAATGCCTGAATAGTCAGAGCAGTGCTGGCTGTCCAACTGGTAATTCCAGCGCCATCATTAGCACCGCTGTGGATAAACACGAGAACTCGACCACTACCACCAGCCGCAATCTGACGAAGACGCATTTCCTTAAGATAGGTAGTAATAGTTTCGCCAGAGTTAACAATACCATCCTTAATCTGAGTGGTAGTGGCACCACCATAATAACTCATGCTAGTAACAGCAAAACCCTTGCGGGGAGTGTAGACAGACTCAAGAAGGAATCCACACGGTCCATAAATTCCATTATCAAGAGCAGTATAATTTCCACCGGCTCGACAGAATCGAATAAGGCCGGTTCGATTGGAGTCTGCCGGAACAGTCATAGATGCCACATCATATCCATACGAACCATAGTTCGTATTAACACGAGTTCCAGTGGCAATTGGACTGGCACCATTCTGATGGGCAATCTGCTTAAATGAGCCAGATCCAGTAGGGAAAGTCGCAAATACAGTTCGGTAAACAAACGAGTTCTTAACACCAAGAACGCTGTTTGCACCAATTTCAATATACAGAGAATCCTGCTGATTGGTTCCAGAAGCCGTATAAGCCCAGTCAACACCAACGGAGTGAGGCCTAAACCCACCAGAGCCTGAGTTCATAAAATTAGTGATCGAAGTAATACCAGAAGCAGAACCAAGAGTAACAAAGGTAGTGCCACCAGATTGACCATTAGATCTATTTTGATATGCATCAATACCCAAAGGACTGCGCTTACCTTCAATAGTATTAGTAGCAGAGGCACCTGCACAGGGATACACAGCGGTTGCATATGGCTTAGCACCCTTACCCATAAGCCAATATTCCCAACCATAAACCCAACCAGCAGCAGCACCAGTCGAAGAAAATCCAGTATTGCTATCACCAACAACAATAACATCAAGACTATCCCGACCAGCAATTACATCGCTAAGGAAGTCACCTGCTTTGGTAGAACCATAAACACCCTTAGCAGTATTCAGGCGATTCGTTGCGGGACGACCAGACTTATAGGTACGAGGATCAAAGGTATTTGCCATGTTAGTCCTTATAGAAGAGTAGAAAATGGGCCCGATCCCCCTTTCGGGGGACCGGTCCGTTTAGATGTTATACGGTTTAGGCCGTCTTCAGTTCAATAGCGCACTCGGGGCGCAGGATGCCCGAACCCATGGCATACTTGGCAACCATCAGGTTACCCTGAAGGCGGATGTCATAATCCGTCTCCATAGCCAGATCCATCAACTTCACGGTGCCAATAGCGTTCTTGTGGAACACCACGGCCTGCGTATTGGTGAAGGTACCGCTATAGGTGTTATTCTGACCAGTCACGCTGGAGACAGTCTGACCGAACACCGAAGCAGCGATGTTGCTCTTGACGAGGGCGATGCCAGCGACCTTGAGCAGCGTACCATCCGAATACACACCGTTGCTGTCGCCACCGAAGTCACGATCAACCAGCGCCAGACCAGCCGTGCTGTTAACGAGACTCCAATACATCGACGGGGTAATCACGCAGTAACGATCCTCGCTCGGGACATCATTCTGATCCAACTTCGCAGCAGCGAGGTGGAGACCATTGATAAGACCAGCAGCGGTGTTATAAGTAGCATCAGCCGCAAAAGTGCTGTTGCTAGGGCCACCAGTGATCGACGCCGAATCACGGCCAGCCAGAATAGCCAGACCAATCAGATTCTTATCGAACTGCTTGGCGAGGGCACGGCCGAGTTCCTGCGCGTAGATCGAACGCACATCATAGTGGTTCTTCATCTCGTCCAGACGATCCACGAAGGTGCTAGCCGTCAGCAGGCTATCGACATTGATCACGCGCTCAGCGCTCTTGATCGCCGAAAGATAGGTGCCATCAGTGGCCAGATCGTTACCGGGGACATGATACGCAGCGCTGGCGGTGCCGGTCACAGGGAACTGAGCCGACTTACCGCTGGTGATGGTGCGGACCATATGCTTGTCCTTCATCACCGTAGCCGTCTCAAAGGTCTGAAGGACCTCGCCAGCGAACACCTTGAGGAACAGGGCGTTATCCGTAGTAAAGTTAACACTAGCGCCAGAGCCGTTGCTCTGACCGCCAAAACTAATCTTAGTGACTGCCATTGTTATATTTCCTAGTAAAGAAGTTTGTTTGAGTGAAAACGAGATTCCAACGCCGAAGCGGCGCACTATTCCACCGCAGTGGATAGGCGCTCAGGGAGCGTTAGGAATTTGGGTAGGGCTTGGCTGGTCTCGCCCCTCAGGGGAGACATAGCCCGCATACCAGCCCTCAGGCAGGCGG